CAGAAACGTCATCTCCCAGTTCAGAAACGTCATCTCCCAGTTCAGAAACTTCATCTCCTAGTCCAGAAACTTCATCTCCCAGTCCGTCTCCCGGTTCGTCTCCCAGTCCATCTAATATTCTTTCTCCAGCCTCATCTTCTAGTCCATCTACAAACAGTTCAAATTCAACAATGATTTATATTATAATTGGTGTTGTTGTATGTATAATTATTATAATAATAATAATAATTGTAGCATCTAGAAAAAATAAAAAAGAAAAAATATCAACAACTATATCCGATGATTAAAATAATTTTTAGTTCATTTAGATTATTAGGTCAATAATTTCTTTAGATTTTATCGGGATTAAAGAAACTATTTTTAGATCGGAATTAACTCTAGAACCATTTTTCATTATGAATATCTGGTCATACCATACATTACGATGGGATGTCTTTGAAAGAACAGAATCTTTGGATATGATTACCTCTAAATTTTCTGGCGTGATATAAGAATTCGAATTAAGTTTTTTATCGGCGGTATTTAATCTATAACCATAAATAAAAGATGCTATTATTTTATGTTCTAATTTATACTCAGTTATATTAATATTCTGTAATGGTTGAAATAATTCTTTTAAATAAGATTGTTTAGAACTTAATATATCTCTAAGTCTATAGTTCAATCTTCGAAATCCATCATTAATCTTTTCCAATGTATTAATTTTTAAAAAATTAGTATAAGCCCACTCTTTTAACTTGTCATAATCTCCTTTATATTTTTCTTTCGCCGAGTAATAATTTTCAATTATATTTAACATTGTAAGATGATCTCCATTTGAATTATTAAACTTGTTTCTCCTAGTAATATATTTTAAATACATATCTTTATTTAATATGGGATCTGGTGCTTTGTGAAATAAGTCTGCAATCGATCCTTTGGTAACCTCTATCGAAATGATACAAAGTAGACACTCTCTAAAACATCGTAATTCGTAGCCTAGAATTAATGTTAATGATTGATAAGGATCTAATTGTAATTCTCCAACTAACTCACCTAATTGATTTAAAGTACATTTTTTTATCTCGCAATCTCGTAATAAAGACATCGCTGTAAGATTTGATATAGAACGTCTAATAAATGCTTCTCTAGGTGCTTCTATAAATGATGACAACATTGTTAATAGTTCATCTACGGTTGATGATGGACTTTCTATGAGTAATTTAATACATTCTGTTGTAATATCAGTAGTACGTATTGCTGGAGAAGGGAATTTTTCCATCACCTCGTCAAACTCTGACTGCGAATATAGATGATAACATATGCCGGGTTGAGTTCGCCCAGAACGCCCCATTCGTTGCATTGCTTGAGCCTTCGTAATAAGTTTCTTTTCCAAAACTTTTGCCCTAAACTTTGGATCATCATACGATTTTAATTCATAGCCGGAATCTATAACGTACTTAATCCCATCGACAGTTAACGATGATTCAGCAACATTTGTACTAATAATAATCCTCTGTTCGATGTCCATTTTATTCTGCAATGCTTCTTGTACTTCATCAGATATTCCAGAATATACAGAGATAATCTTTTTTTGAGGATAACTTTGAGTTAATTTTTTTGCAATGTCAATCGTTTCGTTATGGGATGTTACAAAAAATAATATATCATTAAATTTAGTTTGTGAATCAATCTCTGAATTATTTTTAATAATTTTCGCAATGATATCCAATCCTTTTTTTTCATAAGAATCTGGATCAGAAGTTGCTGAATCAAATATAGAGGTGATAGGAAAATTAGTTTTTCCACCGATATTTATAATTTTAAATTTAAATTGATTATAATATGATTCGAATATACTAGCATCAATTGTTGCGGACATAATGATTAATTTAAATTCAGGTCTCTTAGATAAAACATTTTTTAATAAATATAATAAAAAATCTATCTGAATTTTTCTTTCGTGTGCCTCATCTATAATAACCGCATCATAGGATAACAATAAGGGGTCATTTTGAAGAAATGATACAACGGTACCATCTGTTGCATATAATAGAACAGGATTATTCCCTCGAAATTTTTTATCAGACCCCTTATATTGATAACCAATCTCTTTACCAAGTTCTACATTTAATGTCAATGCTGCAAATTCAGCTGCAGATTTTGCAATGATCTGTTTAGGTAGAGTCGTTATGATATGCGAGTCATAACCAATTGCATGTAAAGCAAATTTAGGTATTAAAACAGTCTTACCAGACCCTGTACCAGAAATCACCAATATAACTTGATTTGCACTAATATCAGAAATAATATCAAGAGCTTTATCATAGGCAGGTAGCTTATCCCATTTTGTCTTATCACGAATATCTGTATAAGATGAATCGTACGGTTTTGAATTAATAGGGTTTATATTCAAACCAGTAGGATCTAATATTCCTATATTATTCATTATATAATATAGGAAATAATATTATTTATAATTTTTATTAAAAATATTTTATTACAATTATTATAATTACTTCTTCTTCTACTTCTTCTTAATCTTCTTAATCTTCTTAATCTTCTTAATCTAATTCTATTTCAAAAGAAAAATTATTCTCTGAATTCTCTAAATTATCTGAATTCTCTAAATTATCTGAATTCTCTAAATTATCTGAATTCTCTGAATTCTCAGATCGATTAAAAATCATACACATTTCTGAAATTAATAGTATTAAGAATCCAACATACATACTTTCAGTTTGTTCTGATGAAAAATTTGGATTATTTATAATAATATTTTTTAACATTTCATTTGGATTTAATTCGGTGTCATATAAAATATTTTTAATTATTATGTTATTTCGAATAAAGTCATTATAAAAAAAATATATATGTAAAACTATATATCTATATTTAAAAAGCATAATTAAAATATCTTCTTCAGATTCAGATTCTGGTTCTGGTTCTGGTTCAGGTTCTGGATCTTCAGGAACTTCCGCTTCTTCCGGATTTGAAGATTTTTCTTCTGATAAATCATAATTTTCTAAATCTTCTTCTATAATTGATTCTAATTTAGCTTCTAATTTAGCTTCTAATTTAGCTTCTAATTTAGCTTCTAATTTGGATTCTAATTTGGATTCTAATTTGGATTCTAATTCGGATTCTAATTTAGCTTCTAATTCGGATTCTAATTTGGCTTCTAATTTGAGTTCTTCGTTCGAATCAAAAACTTTTTCATTGATAGGTCGTGGCGTATGTTGAAATAATTCTGTTTCTAATTTTGTTATTTTATCAAATTCATCATCTATTTCTTTTTGTAAACGATTTAAATTACAATTATTTAAATATACTCGATTATTCATATGGTTCATTATAAATTACTATTTATAATAAATTAAATATTATTTCGCAGAGTTATTCGATTTTATTAAATCGAATTAAATTTTATTAGATATGTGATAATAAATCATAAGTATTTGTATGCGATTCATCTTTTATATTTATAACATTCGGCATTATTTTATATTTCGTTTCTTTTAGATTAGAATTAGAATTAGAATTAGAATTAGAATTAGAATTAGGATTAGGATTAGAATTAGGATTAGGATTAGAATTAGGATTAGGATTAGGATTAGGATTAGAATTAGGATTAGGATTAGAATTAGAATTAGAATTAGGATTATTTAAATTATATTTATTATATTTTTCTATAATTTTATTTTGTTTTAATTTTGATATTCTTAAAAAACTATTTATCTGGCACAATGATACATTATTTTTAATATTTGTATCAATGAAATCATCAATATCTTCTTTATATGGTAATAATGCAATTTCATTAAGAGTATATGCTATTGTTCGAATATCTATAGATTTGTCATAAGATTTATTATAAATCATGCCAATTAATAAATTTTTACAAAGAGGTTCTTCATTTATTATTTTTTGGGCAAAATAAAAAGCATCAAACATTGTATTACAGCCTTCTAAAATACTTTTGAATGCTTTATATTGTTTTTCTAAATTATGATTATTTGACATTTATTTATAGTATATATATTAATATAAATAAATTTTAAATAATTAAACTTACATAATAAATTTTTATAAGAATGTTGATTTTTGTTTAGCGAAAGATTTTGGTCTGAGAATTGGTTTTGTTAAAGATTTTGCCAAAGGTTTTGCCAAAGATTTTACCAAAGATTGTATCACAGGTTGTGAACAGACGGTGTCGGGTCGTACTGCGATTGGTCGATTAATATTATTTACAGATATATTTGAAAAAGTGTCAATCATATCTATATATTCGGCATATTCCGCAGGTGTCGAAGAATTAGAATTATAAGTCGTGTGTAAAGATTTGAATGATTCGCAATCATTAGAATTATCTGTAATATCTGTTCTATCTGTAAATATAGAAGAATTATATGGGGTATATATAGCTGGTCTATTTGGTATATGTATAGATGGTCTATTTGGGGTACGTATAGCTTTGTTTTCGGGTGCACATATAGATACTTTATTCGGAGTAGGTACTGAATCACTTTTTGTAAAATTTGCAGGTTGTTTTAATATTGATTTACCTCTTATTAAATTTATACTATAAATAGGTGTATTTATTGGGATATTAATTTGTAAAGAATCGAATGGTCCAACATTATTATTTAATTCAGTATTATTATTAATTTCAGTATTATTATTTAATTCAGTATTATTATTTAATTCAGTATTATTATTTAATTCTGCTGCTGTAAATCGTTGTGTCTTGTTTAAATTTTCACACCTTAAAAAACGTCTAACTTGTCTTGGTATATTTACATTGGACATATTATAGATATAGATTTTAAAAAAAAATACTAACCTAATTTTTTATTTTTTAAAATCTATACATATTTATTCTTATATAAGATAAGATAAAAAATAAATTAATTTTAATATAAACATTTCATATGAATATTGCGTCATTGTATTACTTTTTATCAGTAACCAACCTCGTTATAATTGTTAATTTTAATCTTTTACTTTTAATCTTTTACTTTTAATCTTTTATCTATGAATTGTGTTATTTCAGAACGATTTTTCATAAGATTGTATCCTACATATATTGATGGACATAAAATTGTAAATGGAATTTCCCAATATTTTTCTTTTTCAATCACATAAAATAAACTACCTCCTGCAAATATTGAACTCATGAAACCATGAACACTAATAGTAAATAATCTAGGTATTTTATTAAGTACAGACATTTTTATACGTTTATACGTTAATAAATATTTGTACGTTTATATATGTTTATAAGATTAATATCTTTATAAGATTAATATCTTTATACTTCATTTTTTTTGAATTTTATAAAATAAATAAATTATTAAAAAAACTTTTTCAATAAATTCGTAAACATTGATTCATTCACTACGGGAACTGCAACTGGAACTGGGATTGATTTTAATTCAGAAAATGTATATAAATCTATATCAGGCACAATATTTGGCAGTGTTTCTGATGACACTGTAGGAGGCATTTCAGATAGTGTTGCTGGAACAAATTCAATAGCTGTTTCCGGAAGTGTTTCAAAATATGTTGTAATAGGTATTACAGGTGGTGTTTCTAACGGTGTTTCAACAGGTGGTGTTTCTAACGGTGTTTCAACAGGTGGTGTTTCTGACGGTGTTTCAACAGGTGGTGTTTCTAACGGTGTTTCAACAGGTGGTGTTTCTGACGGTGTTTCAACAGGTGGTGTTTCTGACGGTGTTTCAACAGGTGGTGTTTCTGACGGTGTTTCAACAGGTGGTGTTT